CAGCACTCAACAAAAGGTTAGATGCCCAAAGTGTAAATCTTTAGGCAAGGAGAATTGGAAAGATACATGTATGTCTTTGAACTTGTCTGACGGCATATTTAATTGCCACAAATGCGGATATAGTGGAACAGTAAACAAAAGAGAAAAAATGAGCATAGCATATAAAGCACCATCTAAAAGCACCTTAAAGACGTTAACGGATAAGGGTCGTAAGTTCCTCAACGATAGAGGTATTACTAACGAGGTTATAGATAGAAATAAAATTATTTCATCTAAGGATAACCGAAGTGTAGTGTTCCCTTATTTCAAGGATGGAGAACTTGTAAACTACAAAACAAGAGGTATTGATGGAAAGTTCTTTACTCAGGCAAAGGATGCTCAACCTATCATCTACAATTACGATGGTGTTAAGGGCAAAGATAGAATAGTTATATGCGAGGGAGAGTTTGATTCTCTTAGTTGGGAAGTGGCAGGGTTTAACGCTCACACCTCTGTTAATATGGGTGCGCCCAATGTTGGCGACAAGAGTATCGACAAGAAACTAGAGTGCCTAACTACTTGTTACGATGTCTTTGATGAGGCAAAAACTATATATATTGCCACAGATAATGACGACAACGGCAGAAACTTAGAACAAGAGTTGATTAGACGTTTTGGTGCTGATAAATGCAGAATAGTCGATTTTAAGCCATTTAAGGATGCAAATGAGGTGTTACTACAAGAGGGTAAAGAAAGTCTCTTAGAACGCATTAAAATAGCTAATGCGCCTAAAGTAGAGGGTGTCTTTGAGGTTGACGATGTTGTTGAGTCGATGATGGATGGCTTTATTAATGGGCAGGAGAGAGGAACTACAACCTACATTCCTGATGTAGATAGGGCATGGACTTGGAGAATGGGAGAGGTTAACATCTGGACAGGGTATCAGAATGAGGGTAAATCGTTATTCTTAAACCAACTATCTACAATCAAGGCGTTTCATGATGGGTGGAAGTTTGGCGTATTTAGTCCTGAGAATATGCCGATGAAAGACTTTTTTAATGACATTGTAGAGATGTACATTGGGAAGAGTGCCGACCCATACTATCAGAATAACCAGATGACTAAAGATGAATACTTTGAGGCAATAAACTTTGTTCGTAGGCACTTCTTCTTAATCTATCCTAGAAAGAACTTTAACTTAGACTCGATATTTGAAAGAGCAAAGTTCCTAGTAAGAACTAAGGGCATACGTTCTCTAATCATTGACCCATACAATACGGTACAGCATAAGATGTACAGTGGCGAAAGAGAGGACTTGTATATAAGTAGATTTATGAGTGAATTGAAAAGGTTTGCTATTGACAATCACATATCTGTTAATCTAGTAGCGCATCAGGTTACGCCACTTAAAGATGAAAGCGGTAGGTATTACAAGCCTGATGTTAACCGAATCAAAGGTGGAGGAACATTTGCCGACAAGGCAGATAATGTACTATTTGTATCGAGACCGAATCGTGCTTTGGATTTCTCAGATACAAGTGTTATCTTTGGCTCACAGAAGATTAAGAAACAAAAGTTGGTAGGCATACCTCAGGAAGTGGAAAACATCAATTTTAACATAAGAGAACAAAGGTATTACTTTAATGGATACACACCATTTAAAGAGATAGACGTTCTAAGATGCGGAAAAAAGCAAGAGTAGATGCAAACCAAAAAGAGATTGTACAACAATTAAGAAAGATAGGTATTTCAGTATTGCACACACACCAGTTAGGTAGAGGTGCGCCTGATATAATTCTTGGCTATAGAAACGAGAATTTTATGATAGAACTGAAAGACGGAAACAAAACAAAGAGTCAACAGAAACTAACGCCTGATGAAATAGAGTTTCAATCTAAGTGGCAGGGAAACTATGCCGTTTGCAACTCACTAGAACAAATATTAAGCGTTATAGATTATGTTGACGAAACAAGAGTTATTAGAAAAACTAGCAAATAAATACGATGATTGGTTCAATATGGCACATTCATTTAAGATTAGTAAGGCAAATGCTGAAGAGCTTGTGCAAGAAATGTTTGTTAGAATCTTTGATTATGTTAAAGACCCTCAGAAAATTATGTACAATGAGACTGAGGTCAACACATTTTATATTTATATAACATTAAGAAATTTATATTATGCGAATATTCACACAAGCGGCAAAAAGAATCCAATCGTATTTACAACGGATGAGATTACAGATGATAATTTTAAAGGGTTGTATGAGGATAGCATGGATATTATCGAAGAGAAAAAGGAGTTGGAAGAGTCTCTGGAGAGAATCGAAACGATAGTAAATGATTGGTATTGGTACGACAGAGGCATATTTAACCTTTATTATAAAAAGGGAATGTCGATGCGAGAGATTGCCAAAGAAACAAAAATAAGTTTAAGTAGTATATTTAACACATTGAAAAATGCAAAAGAAGTCATCAGAACAAAAACATCAAGAGATTAAGTCTACTGGTTTTGGGGATAGCGTAGAAAAGGTATTTCGCAAAACTGGTATTGATAAACTAGCAAAGGCAGTTCTAGGAGAGGATTGCGGTTGTGAAAATAGACAAGAGTTACTAAATGATTTATTCCCTTATAAAAAATATAATGCACCCACAGATGAAGAGTTGGACACTATTGATTGGCTGTTTACACAAGCCAGAAACACAATTAGCGGTAGTATGGTTAAAGAGATTTATTCTGTTTACAATCGTATCTTTAATGATAAATTGCAACCCACAAATTGCAGCAGTTGTTTCAAACCTGTAAAACAAAAGCTACTAAAAATACACAATGAGTTTAATAAGAAACAGCAACAAAACTAAACAGGGTTTAGACTTTACTGGTGTTCAGAACGGAAAGATACACCCATCGGATATAGATGCTGTACTTGAATTTGATAACGAGGTTCTTGTGCTTATTGAATCTAAATATAAAGGAACTAAGATACCGACTGGACAAAGAATACTTCTTGAGCGCATCTGTAATTCTTGGCACACTAATAAGGCTTGTGTACTAAAAGTAGAACACGACTTCGATAGAGATGATATAGATGTTCCTATTGATAGATGCAAGATTACTGGTGTTTACCATAACGGCTCATGGACTAGTAAAAACAATATTGACTTTGTTTCTTATTTAAATAGGTTAGGCGATTACTGGAATTGCCAAAAATGTAAATTTTAATATGCCACTAATTAAGCCAAAGAAATACGAAAAGCAAAAGGACTTTGTTGTCCGTTGTCTAGGAAACGCTAAGATGGCATCCGAATATAAAGATACCGACCAGAGAATGGCGGTATGCTACACCATCTGGAAAGACAACTTTAATCCAAAAAAATAGTTAACATTTTTTGTTAATTACTAAATAGTTTGTATGTTTGCTGTAAATAAATAGCAAATGAGACAATTATTTAGAATTTTATTATCCCCCCTTATCATACTGAAAGCAGTGCTTGCAATAAAGCTAGTATTCATATTCTGGATGCTAGAATCTACATTGCAAATTATACACTATGCTATTGACACACCCCTAAGATGGTTACTTGGCAAAGTAGAAAAGTTAATTAAATCACTAATAAAACATATAAAGTAATGGGAAAATCAAGTGAAGAGTACGTTAAATGGAAAGAAGAGTTTGAGGCTCAAAGAGACAGAGAACAAATAGAACTTGCGGAGCGTTTAGAAGCGTTGTACGAGAAGAAAAAGGCAGAGTATGAACATTACCATAGTGAAGAGGCTAAGAAGCGCAGAGCGCAGGTTGAGGCTACTCTATGGAAAGTGTTTGATGATTTTCACCCTTTAAAGATGATGAAATAATGAGCGGTCAAATAGTAACACTGGATGGAAAGTTCTGGAACAAAGAGGACATCCTTAAACAGATGGACAACGATGAGTTCTATTACGAATACTTAGGAAAGAATGCCTTGAGCAGTAGTAGCGTAAAGGTGCTTAACAAGTCTCCTAAGTCGTATGCTAAGTCGTTAATGTTTGGCAGCAAGCGAACAAGTGCTATGACGGCAGGATGGTTATTACACTTAGCTGTATTTGAGCCTGAGAAGTTTGGACATCTTAATTGGGTAGATGCCTCAACTAAGAACACAAAGATATATAAGGAGGCGTTTGCTAACAATCCGATGACATTCTTGCAAAAAGAGTATGAGGATACGATGCGACTTGCTGATGCTATATATACTAATAGTGAAGCATCTCAACTTATTGAGGGATTGGAATACGAGAAACCTGCTATTGGAAACATCATGTATCTACCCTTTAGGGGTAAGGCAGATGCTTTCAATGAGGGAGAGATGATTGTTGACCTAAAGACAACTACTGGTCTTGCTGACGGTAGCTTTCCTTATAACTGTAAGAAGTATGGTTATGCGAGTCAAGTGTATATTTATTGCAATTTGTTTGGCATATCTTATAAAGATTTTGTATTTTTATGTATCGACAAAGAGAGCAAGGACATTGGCATTTACAATGTATCGGAAGAGTTTTACCTTGAGGGAGAGCGATTAGTTGATAGTGCCGTACACACTTATAACAAGTGGTTTGCCGATGGTAATGAAGATTTAAACCAACATACAATAAAAGGGATACTTTGAGAAAAAAGAAACTAACACAGCAACAGAGGATTGAATCGCTTGAAAAGGCACTTACTAATATATATGTAATGGTTCAAGCAATAATCCAGAAGTTGCCTAAAGAAGAAAAAGATGAGTTATCATCAGACTAAAGAAGAGTGCCGAGAAGATGTACTACTCTCATTAAGAGAGGGTATGTTACTTATGGCTGAGGTAAAGTTCCTAATAGAGTATTTTAAGGACACTGAGCAATACGAGTGCATACAGGGTGCTATGGAGGCATATAACGAATATAAACAAGAATTAGATGGAATTTGATATAGAATATGTAAAAGAGGCAATAAGAATAGTAACTGGATGCGATGTATCCAAGAACACTAGGAAGAGGGAGTTTGTAGATGCTAGGTTGATATACTTTAATATACTTAGAGACAACACAGAACTTAGTGCCTCTAAGATTGGAAAGACGTTAAATAAAGACCATTCAACGGTGCTACATAACTGGTCTAGGTTTCAAGACATGATACAGACAAGCGCAGAGTTCCGTAAGAAATACGAAACTGTTTTAGACTTCTTGTCTGAAGAGAAACAGGATGAGTACGATATAGAGGAACTTCTTAAATCGAATAGCGATTTGAGGGTTGAAAATCTAAGGTTAAGAGATTGCATCTCTAAATTAGAAGTGCAGTTAAGGAACGCTAAAGAGGAATTTCGTATTTATAAATCAAACATGATACAGCCTAAGAATCAACAGACAAAAGTTTATCATTGTACTGAGGGCATATCTAACTTAATATACTAACATAATAACCCGAAAGCGAGAATTAATTTAATGGGTTGAATTATTGCGAACTCGTTAGTAGGGTTATAATATAAAATAAAATGAGAACACTATCAGAAGAAACATACGTCAGAGCATACGAATACTTTAAAGACCAATTATATTGGGCATTGAAGAAAGAGGACAACGATGACGTCATATCGTACTACAGAGAGCAGATTTACAATTTGATGGATAGGTATTACTCTCAGTAAATCAGCAAGTTAAACACTTTGGCTTGAAGTTTATTATTTAAACATGCCAAGACCAAAGAAAAGAAGTTTAATCCCTGACGAGAAGAAAATCGAACTGGGCATTCCTATAAAACCTAAAACAGAACCAAAACCAAGAGAACCGCACAAAAAGTATTCCGATGGTAGGAGGAACAATGGAGCGGTCAAGGGAGTGTCCAGAGGTCAGGGAAGAAAGCCAAAAGCCAAAGAAGCAGACATAAAGAACTTTGCATTAGGCTCAATGAAGAGAGCCTTTGGAAGTGAGAAGAAAGCGTGGGAGGCACTTGCTGAGATGAGTAAGGAATCCTTTGCACACCTGAGATTACTTTGGGAGTACAAGTATGGGAAACCAAAAGAGCAAAAGGATATTAACGTAAAGCAGGAGATTAACATTCCTGTAATATCTTTCCTACAGCCAGAGGAAACCATTGACATTGAATCTACAGAGGTAAAGGATGAAGAAGATAAATCTTAATCCTAAGTACAATCCTCTGTTCAGAGATGCTAGTAGATACTTTGTAATTACTGGTGGCAGGGGTTCTGGTAAATCATTTGGTGTAAACACATTCTTAGTGCTTCTAACATACGAAAAAGGACATCGCATACTCTTTACTCGATACACGATGACTTCGGCTTCTATGTCGATTATTCCTGAGTTTATCGAGAAGCTGGAGCTTATGGGGATTGCCGAGAACTTTACCATTACCAAAAATGAGATTATAAACAATCTAACAGGCAGTAGTATTTTATTTAGCGGTATCAAGACAGCTAGTGGAGACCAAACGGCAAAGTTAAAGTCTATTCAGGGCGTAACAACATTTGTACTGGATGAGGCAGAAGAATTAAGGGATGAAGAGTCCTTTGAGAAGATTGACTACTCTGTTCGTGCTACAGGCAAGCAGAATCGCTGTATATTGATTCTAAACCCCACAACTAAGCAGCATTGGATATACGAGAGGTTTTTTGAGAATAGAGGCATTACAGACGGTTATAATGGCGTTAAAGAGAACGTATCGTACATTCACACTACCTACTTAGATAACGTCAAGCATTTATCTCCGTCTTTTGTGGAGCAAGTGGAGGTCATGAAGCAGAGGCGACCAGAGAAATACAAGCATCAGATATTAGGAGGTTGGCTTGAGAAAGCAGAGGGAGTTGTCTTTACCCACTGGGAGATTGGAGACTTCAACAATGAGTACGATACGATATTTGGACTTGACTTTGGATTCTCTGTTGACCCATCGGCACTTGTAGAAGTTGCTACAGATAAGATACGCAAAACTATCTGGATAAAAGAACACTTCTATAAAGCTGGACTATCTACCTCTAATATATTTGAGATGTGCCGTAGATATGCTGGTAACAATTTAATAGTATGCGACAATAGTGAGCCACGCCTTATATCTGAGTTAAAGAGCAAAGGACTGAGAAACATTACGCCAACCATTAAAAAGAAAGGTAGCATACTCTCAGGCATCGCACTTATGCAGGACTACAATATAGTTGTCGATAAGGACTCTGTGAATTTAATACGGGAGTTTAACAATTACGCTTGGAAGCTAAAGGGCAGTATCCCCAATGATAATTGGAATCATGCCATTGACGGATGTCGCTACGCAATTCAATACGCCCTTGAGCGAACTGTGCCAAAGGGTATGTATGTACTGCGTTAAAACACGCCATTTGAGCCTTACTGTTTGGCGTTTCAGCGCACTTCTCGCAAAAGATGATGCCAAGTACCACTATGAATTTAAACGCTCTATTTCGCACTTTTCTCCAATTCCTTTTGTAGATTAGCTAACGCCCTCCAAGCTACCTTAGTGGAGTGTCTGATGCCATCGGTATCAATAGTGCCTGCCTCAAGTAAGTGCCGAGAGAGGGCATCTAATTCGTCTCCTGACTTGCTTCTATCCCAAGCTAAAGGTTTATCTGGATTGTGTTGTTGTTGCCCAGCGTAAGAACATCTGGCAACTTCTCTGATTGCATCGGGAAAGTAATTCAATACCCCTGTAAAGATTGGAGTTTCTTTCCTTGTGAATTTAATAGGGGTTTCTTCCTCTGTAAATTCAATACCCTCCTGTGAATTTAATACCTCGTTTTCTTCTAGTATTAATCCGTTATTTATATCCCATTTATACATATATTCGTTTTTTGTGTTCATGTTACAAATATAGTAAATATTTTACAATTTCTTAACATTGGCTTAACATTGGGTAACATTAGGCTTCGTATGTTTGCCTTGAATTTAAAAATAAATACAAATGAAAAATATAATTTTTAATTACCTAAATGACTTAAGAGATTCAGGCACAATTAATATGTTTGGAGCAGGAGTATATTTACAAGAAGAATTTGGCTTAGGTAAAAGAGAAGCTCGTGAGTTTCTTGCAAAATGGATGAAACAATTAAAATAACACAAATGGAAAGTAAAACAGAAAAAAGTATTAATCAAAAGATATTAGACAAAATACTTGAAAGGGATAAGAGGTATTGGGAACGAAAAGCAGAGAATTTTATAAAAACAGGTAATTATTACAAATAAATAAACATAATAATATGGAAATACAAATTGATTTTGGAGGATTTTATTGCTTTCATGAAGAGTATATTGATTGCAGAATTGAGCAATTTAATGACTCAATTACTTATGAAGATGAAATAATTGATTATGATAATGTAGATTGGAATGCTACATTCAAAAGTTACGCTGAAAATTGGCTACATTATTTTAACCATTATTGCGACTTGAGTTTAGATTTTGTTGGCATAGATAGTCCACGATATTATAATTATCGAACAGATAAAATAATTGCATACGTTGAAAAACACGATGAGAATAGCTTAATGAAGATTGTTGATAATGATAAATTTTATCATTGGGCAAATCCACAATTACAAGATAGCTCTGGTTTTATATCTTATTATGACGGTATTGACGACTTGATTGCACGTGCTAAAAAAGATGATGACGACAAATCTATCTTATTAGGAATGGTGTGCAATTACTTAATAGAATTAAACGAAGTAAATAAGGATATTTACGAAATAGATTATAATATAGTAGAGTTAAATAATAAATTAGTAGAAAATGAATAATGAGATATTAAAATTACTAGAGGATTGCAAAGATGCACTTAAATTGTCAGATGACGTACTGCACGAATTTCTTATAAAGGAAATAGAGGAATTGTTAAGTCATCCAGACGAATACAATACAACATATATATACGAAACAATATCGTTGCATCAGTCAAATGGAGAATTGTATGTTGATTATGGCACTATTGATAACACTAAGACGCTTGTGTTTAATATAGATAATCTATATAAAGATTTAGGTATCTGGATTAACTTAGTTAAGAAAGGTAATGCAGAGATGCAGCAATTATATAAGGATAACATAAATAAGGAAATAAATGGAATATAAACAAGTAGAGAAATTTGAATGTGCCGATTGCGGTGTATATTATTGGGTAATTGACAGAGATAATTTTAATTGCCCTAATTGTGAGGATAATCATAGCATGCAAGGATAATCGTTGCATGCAAGGATAATCATTGAATAATAAAATAAGAACAAATGGAATTTAGAATAAACGATTGGATTAGCGATTTAAAAGATGAGTTAATTGAGGAAATTAAGAATGAAAGGATATTAGATGATGATGATATTCAAGAGTTTATATATCATGAAATTGATAACGCATGTATATACTACAAAGATTGCATGGATATAATATGGGAAACGCATACAATGGATTTTGGGCATTTTGATGAAGAATGCACTACAATAACACAAATAGCGTATTGTGCGTTACTACAAGAGACATACGAACACGATTTTAGTTTTGATAACCTTAAAAATGAATGCGATGATTGAATTGGGATGCGCAATGTTTTTTTTAGGATTGTTTCTGTATTTAACAGGAAAGTAAATTCAATAGATAAGCAATTCAATATATGAGCAATTCAATATATGTGTAATTGCATAGGTAGTAATTGCATAGGGTGTACTAGCGTATGCCTTATGCTTATTTGGACTGAATATAAATAAATATGTTTATTTGGATATTTGCCTAAATTGTCGTAAATAACGCGCGCCCGTTCATATAGTAATGAGGCAAAAAACGCTTAACAATTACTTAACGATTTGTTAACATTAGCTTAACATTGGGTTCGTTATTTCTTCGCATATTTGTACTAACAAAAACAAATAAATATTTTAATTATGAACACAAATAAAGCAAACAACAGAACAAAAAAGAATTGGGATACGTTCGCAAGCATTGTAACTATATTGACGGCTATTATTGCAATGGGCGGAGGTATTCAAATATTAACTAATTTATAGTATC